AATAAATAAAGACGATATTATTTATTATGACACTAGAGGTTCTCATACTATGATTATTAAAAATGAAACTTATACGATTCTTAAAGAATCAGATGTAGTAGTAGTAGTTTAATTAAATCTTTTATCTCTTATTTCTTTATTCATTTGTTTTATCATGTTTCGATATACTTTATCTGTATAACAAACATTACGAGCAAACATAGGATTACTTGTTTGACTGACAGGTATTTCTTCTCCACTTAGTTTTTTATAAATAGAGTTAATCATTTTCTTAGACTTATGTGACAAAGCATATAATGTTTTAAACTTTTGGCTACGTTTACGAAAGACTACTATCCATTTATCTCTTAGTAATTTATCAAACCTATTTACATTCCAACTAAGTAATTCATCGAACTCGTTAAATTTTTCTTTAGAAAAATATTTTTCTGAATACAAAAATAGAAGTATATCTAAATCTCCTTGAGATAGTTTGTATTTAGATTTGATGAAGTATCGTATAACTCTCCAATACTTTAAATAGTCTGAAATCATATAATTAAATTTTACTTAACTTTGTAGGAAACAAAAATACAAAAACTAAAATTATGCCTGCTAAAAGAAGTGACAAAAAAATGCTTAAGAAAATTGATAAAGACATCAAGAAATACAATAAGCAAGATAGAAAAAAAGAATTAAAGTCTTTACCTAAGAAAGACAGAAAGATGCTTAAGAAGATGGATAAAGATATTAAAAAGTTTAAAAGAAAAGATAAAAAAGCTGCTAGTAAAGCAACCGGTAGTTCAAGAAAAAGAATCGTTAAAAAAGTAAATCCTAAGACAGGAGCTAAAGTAAAAATTAAACTTTCAAAAGGAGGAGCAATAAAGAAAACTGTTACTAGAAAAGCAGGTAAAAGAAGAGTTGTTAAAAAGAAAAGAGATGATAGAAAGTCGATGGCTAATAAAATTAGAAACACAAGAGATGCCAAAAAATTGGCGAAAAATGCGAAAAAGAAGCCAATGAAGCCAATGAAGCCAATGAAGCCAATGAGGCCAATGAAGCCAATTGTAAGAATTTAAAAAACATATATTATGCCAAAATACAATAATGGAATAGAAAAAAAAGGAAAAGCCCCAAAAAAAAAAGAAAGGAAAAGGAAATGCCCTACGTTTACAGATGAACAAACAGCAAGAGGATATATATGTGACGATGGGTTCATAAGAATAGACAGAAATAAGGCAAGGTTGTATAAATTAAAACAAGGGGGAGGTACTAGAAATTATGCGGCTAAGCCCCCTCTCAAAAAATAATTAAAAAAACACGATGAAAACATCTAGATTAAGAAAAAAATATAAGAAAAACCAAATTTCTAAGGAACAGAAAAAAGCTAATAGAAAAGCTAAAATAAATAAGATTGTATCTAAAGTAAAAAAGAAAGTAGATAAATTTAAAAAGTCTAAAGTTGGAAAATTTGCTAAAGAAGTATCTGATGAAGTAAAAAAAGTAAAACAAAGTAATGTTTATAAAGTTTATCAGGGAGCTAAGAATGTAAAAAATGCTATAACTTCAGGTAACGTAAAAAATATAGCTAAATCAATTAAAGATATAAAACTTAATAAAAAAGGAGCAGGTCCTTATTCTAATAAGAATAACAAGAAAAATAAAAAGAAAACAGTTTAGATAATAATTATTATCTTTGTAATAAATAAAACATTATGCCAACAGTAAAATATAAATGCGGAGATACAGGTAAAACTAAAACAAAAGTTTTTCCTTATAATGCTATAGGTAAAGCTCAGGCGTCTGAGTTTGCTAAAACAATGAAGGGTAGTATAAAAAACAACCCGGGATATGGAATGGAGAAATCTATGAAAAGCACCGGATATTAGTAATAATTTAAAAACCAAAACAAAATGAAGCAAGGTTATAACGCAAGACTAGATGAGTCTTTAGGAATGAAGCACAAAGGTGCTCACAAACAATCTATGAAATCAAGAAGAGATGAAAGTAAAGCTATGTCTAAAAAAATGTATGGACATGCTTACGGTGGAGACCACTCTATGAAATACGAAGGAGTAAAAAATAGAGTAGGCGCAGCAATTAGAAAGTAGTATTTTTAAAATAAATAAGTATGGGAAAAGGATTTATATGGTTAGGAAATAAAATCTCATCTTTATGGATTAAATCTTTAAAGCTTTGGAATAAAGGTGTGTCATTATTAATAATATGTTCTGTTTGTGACGGAATATGTTGCAATAAATGTAATAAATAAAATGAAATCTAAAGGATTAGGAGATACAATATATAAAATAACCAAGGCAACCGGGATAAAAAAAGTTGTTGACAAAGTAAGTAAAGCTACAGGAAAAGACTGCGGCTGTGGTCAACGAAGAGATACTTTGAATCGCGTGTTTCCTTATAATAAAAATAAATAATGTTACAACAAAATTTTTATCCGGGTAAAATAATTCAACTTATGGATGGAGGTAAAGGAGGTACATCAAGCGCTAATGATGCAGACATTCCAAATCCAAGTTATCTAGTAGGGGGCTCACTAGGTGTTACTACAGTAGGTGCAACACTCGCTAAAGTTATAGACGCTGCAGCTACTTTTCAAGATGATTTGGATGCTAATAAATTTGCTATAGGAGACACAGTGTATCAAACTACTACCTATAAACATTCAAGAATTGTTTCTGTAGATAGTCAAACTCAACTAACAGTATTTGACGCAGATTTTTTACCGGCAGTGGGTGCAGGTATAACTTATCAAATATATAGGAAGTCTCCTTACGGTTGTTTGATTTTTGGTTATTTTAATAAACCCAACACTAATACTATACATGTTACAGACTTAAATAATAACGAATTTACATTGCCCGCTTTTGCAACGTCTATGGGTCATGGTCAAGGGATTCTACCATTTCAATGTAGAAAATTAATAATAACTAATACGGATACGTTTTTTCCTGTGTTAGGTTTATTTCAATAAAATGTGGGTAACATCAACATCATGGGGTAAATATTTAATTAGATATATAATAAAATAAAATATTATGGCTAAAAAAAATACATTTTTTTTCTCCTCTAATAAAAAAACAAAACATAAAAGACACGCTAAAAGTCAAACATCTTTTAACAAAGGTTCTCAAAATTATATAAAATCATATAGAGCACAAGGACGCAAATGAGGATATTAATATTATTAGTATTTTTGTCTAGTTGTACGCTTATGTGTCCTGACTGTGGAGAACAGAGGATATATAGTGAGCCGGAAGTAATATGGATTGAAAGATACCATATACCACAACCGGTTTATATTCATAAGAAAAAACACAACAAGATAAAACACAATAATAAAAAATATCAACATAGAAAACGACCTTGATTATGAATAACTACAAATATCTTTATAGCTTTCTAATACTATTGTTAGTTGGACTATATACTTGTAACGCTCAGTTTTTTAAGTATGCTACTTTTTATACTTCAATAAGTATGAATACAAGTATGATAGAAGACCAAGATTATATTGCTGTAAATAAAGGTTATGAGGAGACAACTCAAATTAACAAACATGACTATAATTTTACTTTAGGAATTAGAAAAATAGCTAGATATGATTATGAACAAAAAATTAAAACATGGTACTACGGTGATGAGCAAAGTGTGGGCGATAATACTACTATCGGCAATAATAGTGGGTGGGAGTATTTATTTAATTATTCTTTTATACGTCACCGTTCTGAAATATTTACTAATCAAGATTTTTGGATTAGATATTTAGGTAACAATCTTGTTACAAAAGCACAACTAAAAAATGATGAAAGAAGAGATTTAAACTTTTATTCTCTTGATGCTCGATATAGAATCAATAAAGGTAAATTTGATTTTACTTTTGGAGCATGCGCAAGAACGCACCCTGTATACGGAATAGTTCCTATTGAAGACTTTTGGGTAAGTGGTGAAAGTACTTTTCAAGAGTTAGCTGAAGACTTTGGTTACTCTACACAATTTGTCCAAGGAGATTGGCATTGGTATAAAGACGGAGAAGTAATTGCAACAAGCAATGATGAGTTTTTTAAACACTACTTTGGTAATGCTATTGCAAGTTATAATCAAAGAGAGTTAGATGCTTTAGGAATGGTAACAGATTTGTCTTTAGTTCTAGGGGCAGCATATTATAAATACAGTAAAAATTTTTGGTTACATGGATGGTTAAACCTTCTTCCTTATCATTATGGAGTTAACAAATATAGTTATGATTATAATGATAACCCGCTTGATTATGACGGTGGTATAGTAGCGGGATGGAAGATAACGAAAAGTTTAGGTATATTTGTAGAAGGGAACTACATGTCATATTGGGAAAAACCTATATATGAGTTTAAATTTGGGTTTAACTATTTAATATTTTAATTATGAAAAAGTTTTTATTAATATTTTTATTTTGTGCTTATGGAATTAGTCAAACAAATTGTGAATTATGTGCTGAGCAACAAGGGTTTTATTGTGGTGATGATGAGTCTAATTGGACTCAATATTCTCCTAACGGTTGTGTACCTAATGGTCCTGATTTATTTTATCTAAACGATGGGTGGAGCGACTGTCAAGACGGAAGCGATGAGGCGGATAGTGCCCCCACTACTTTAGCTGATTGTGATATTTATAATATAGGAGATACAGTATTTGTTACAGACACTTTATATATAAATATTATAGATACTTTTTATGTTAACATTATAGACACGTTAACAGTAACAGAATATTTAGATTGCGAAACAGGATTACCATGTGGTAATGTGGGTATACTAGAGATATTAAATAAATCTAAAAACGAAAAAAAACTATACAATATTGAAGGAAAAGAAATATATCGACGTAAAGGATTGTATATAGAAAATGGAAAGTTAATGTATAAAATGAATTAATATGGCAACCGAAGTCTCAGAAAACAGTAAGTTTACTTTATCAATAAAAAGTTTAGTTACTATAATTATAGTAGCAAGTAGTTTTATTGGTATGTATTATTCATTATCGATGGATATTCAACGGGCTATGGAACTTCCAAAATCTGAAATTAGCAGAAGTGAATTAGACTTGAAGCTCGAATTAATTTCGAAAACGGTCATGAGTAATGCTGATAAGTTAAATAAAATGGAAGAAACTGTAGACAAAATAGAGGAAAGAGTTTACGAATTAAAATGAGAATTTTAAAATATATATTACTACTGTTGGCAGGGCAGTTCGCTGTAAGCCAAAATGTAATAACTACCGAAAGTGATTTAAAAAAAGAAATCAATACTAATGGGGTTATCGTAGTAGAGTTTTGGGCTGAATGGAACAGGCATAATGAATGTAAGTTTTTAAAAGACCTTGAAGAGTGCAATATAGTTAAGGCTGATATTGTAGCTAGTAAAGCACTTGCCGATAATTATGATATAGAGGTTTTGCCAACGTTAGTAATATTTCATAACAACGAAGAGGTAATAAGATATAAAGGAGACCTTTTATTTAGATTAAATGTTAAAAAGAAAGAGGTTCAAGGAAAAGTAGATAGTATAATTATAAGTAAATTTCAATAATGAATTTATCAAAAGATATAATAGAAAAAACAGTAAAGAGTAAAGGGTTGGCGTGGTTTGAAACGGGAGACTATAATCTTAATATAGTAGGAATAAGAAACTCTGAAACAGGAACAGAAGTAACTAATAAGTTTGATGATAAGATAACTTTATCGTTTATGTGTGATGGTCATTGGGAGTTTTATGTATACGATTGTACTACTGACCCCGGAAGATATTGGGAGCAGAATATAATGAGAAAGGAAGGGGTGGCCGTATTGAAGGAAGGTCAGTTTCGCGGTTCTCATAAAATAAGATTACATCAAGGTAGATACGAAGCGTTAGGGCAATGTCGTCCCGTTACCGTATACCGTGATGCTAATAAAGATGGTAAGTTTGATTTAAGTGATGATAATACACAAACAGGATTGTTTGGAATTAACATTCATAGAGCCACAAAGTGGGGAGGAAAAAAATCTAGTCAAGTAGATAAATGGTCAGCAGGTTGTCAAGTAATAGCTGCTAATGATGATTGGCATGAGTTTATGGATATATGCAGAGTGGCACGCGATAAGTGGGGTAATAGTTTTACATATACATTATTAGAAAGTAAAGATTTATTAGTATGAAAGTTTTAAATAAAATATTAGGAGATGGTGCAAGCAAGTTGCTTGAGTCCGCAGGAAGTATTGTAGATAATTTAGTTACTACTGATGCAGAAAAAAAAGAAGCTAAAAGAAAATTAAAAGAATTAGTTTTAAATCATCAAGCAAAGATAGAGTCGAATATAACCGACAGGTGGAAAGTAGACATGGCAAGTGATTCATGGTTAAGTAAAAACGTAAGACCACTTGTTTTAGTTTTTGTGATTGTATGCACTATGTTATTAATATTTATAGACGCAGGATTTATAGACTTTAAAGTTGAAGGTAAATGGGTTGACATGTTACAACTTCTTTTAATTACAATAGTGGCGAGTTATTTTGGAGGAAGGTCAATCGAAAAAGTTAAAAAAAAATAGTATGAGTAAACTTAGTAAAAAACAAAGAAAGATAGCTAGAGTAGCAATGCCTTTTGATGTAATCACGGGTGCAGATTTTATTAAATTAAAAAAAAATAAAAAGAAGAAAAATGGCGGTAAGTAAAAAAAACATGCCTTGTAATAAACCTAGACCAAGCACACGTCCCGGAAAAAAGAAAATGGTAAAAGGGTGTGAAAGTGGTAAAGAGAAAATAATTCACTTTGGCGCTAAAGGATATGGTCATAATTATTCTTCTGCTGCTAGAAAAAGTTTTAAAGCTAGACACAAATGTGGAACAGCAAAATCAAAACTAACAGCAAGATATTGGGCGTGTAAAAACTTATGGGCCGGCAAAGGGGGCTCAACTAAATCTTCTCCTAAAAATAGAAGAGGAAAATATTAGTATATTTGTAAAATAAATTAAACTTAAATAAAATGGCAAAATTAACTAAAGAAGAGTTAGAAACTCTACAAAATTCAATAAAAAAATACAACATGGTTAAATTAAAATTAGCTGATGCTGTGCTTCATCAACAAACAATAATAAGTGAAATGGGAATTTTAAAATCTCATTTTATGCAAGAAGAAAAAAAATTAATAGAAAAGTACGGTGAAGACTCTTCTATTAATACACAAACAGGAGAGATTACTAAAATAAAAAAAGAAAAGAATGCCAAAGATTAATTCATATTCAACAGTATTAACACCTGTAGTAAGCGATAAGTTAATAGGTACTGATATATTAAAGAGTGGAGAACCTAAAAATCAAACTAAAAACTTTACTATTCAGTCTATAATAAATTTAACAGGTTCAGCTACCTTAAGTTTAACTGCTTATGCGGATGATGCAGCAGCCGGGGCAGCAGGTTTAACTACAGGACAACTTTTTCAAACTTCGGGTGCAGGTGCTGCTCCTCTTAATGTAGCAGGAATAGTAATGGTAAAACAATAAGATATGCCTAAGATTAATACATACCCCACTGTAACTACTCCTTTATTAACTGATAAGTTAATTGGAACGGATGTTGGAGGTACGATTCCAAATCAAACTAAAAACTTTACTGTAGAGCAATTAGCACAAATAGTGTTAACATCAAATGCGTCTTCGGGTGTTCAACATAAAATTGTTCAAGTTACCCCTAGTGAAATGGCTAATATTGCAACAACACGAAAAGAGCTAATAGCTAATCAAGGGACTGAAAAAATTATTAATCTTGTAAACGCTTCATGGTGGAAAGAAGCTGATGCTGTTACAGGGAATCCGGGGTACGCTTTTGCAGGAGGGCTTGTAACTACGATAAACGCAGTTTTTTCAGGACAACCCTTTGATAATACAGCATTAGCGCAATTTTCTATAGAACCTACTAATTTACAAAATGCGGGTCAAATAGGCTCAAGAACTCTTATTTCAGTAACGGCTGCTAATCAAATATTTGCGGTAAATGAAAGTCTAGTTTTACAAAGAGGTTTGGTGGGTGGAGATTCTCCTACTTTAGGGGGAAATGTTTTTATATACATAAGTTATATTATTCATAACACTTCAGATTTTTCTATTGTAACTACCACTACTTAATAAAATAAAATGAATATAAATGGAAATAAGAAAAGTTTCAGTAGGTCCTGATTATAAATCAGGAGCTATGCACTACATAGTAGGACAGGAAGTCCTGAATGGAAATTACATTATACATCTTATAAAACACGATAATGATAATAACTCAATTAAGTTATGGATTGTTAATCCTGATAAAGAAGTAGTTTTGTGGAAAGAGTTTTCTTCTACAATGCCTATATCTATGGAGTATAATATTAATTTCTAATGAGGTCACCTAAAGATTTTATAGTAAAGCCTGTAAAGGGCAGAAGGTACGATAACACTAAAAATATTGGTGGTAAAGATATTTTAGTAAGTACATCAGAAGAAGATTACAAATTTTCTAATAGACTAGCTATCGTTCAAGAAGTTCCTTTAGGTTACACAGGTCCTGTAAAAAAAGGTGACACCCTACTTGTTCATCATAATGTTTTTAAATTTTATAATGACATGCGAGGTAGACAACAAAGTGGTAAAAGTTTTTTTAAGGATAATTTGTTTTTTATAGATAATGACCAATTTTTTTTATATAAACAAAAAGAAAAATGGAAAGCTTATGATAGGTATTGTTTTATAAAACCTATACCTCCCGAAGAAAGTTTTGTAATGAAACCTTGTAATACAGAACCTTTGATGGGGGTAATGGAGTACCCCAATGAGTATTTAAAAAGTAAAGGAATAAAAAAAGGAGATAAGGTTTCTTATACCCCTTTTAATAATTACGAATTTATAGTTGATGGAGAAAAGTTATTTAGATTACATGACCATCAAGTAACAATGAAATTATAATGGATTCAAAAGAAATAAAATTAGAAATTATACAAGCAGGAAGAAGAGCGGTAAAACAATTAATTAAAGTTGCTAAAGAAGAAATAATTAAACCCGACCCTGAAGATGAGTTGGCGGCAGATAGATTAAAAAATGCGGCAGCTACTAAAAAGTTAGCTATCTTTGATGCGTTTGAAATATTAAATCGTATAGATGCAGAACAAGATAGTATAGATAGTTTAGAAAATGGAGTTAAAATAACTGATACAAAACAAGGATTTGCAGAAAGACGTTCAAAATAAATTATATAAAGTAGTGGATGATTATATTCCTAAAGGAGTTTTGTCTAAAAAAAACAAAGCTCAAACATGGGAGTATGGATATAATGAAAAATATGATTTTGTTTGTATATCTAAAACAGGAACTGTTGGAGATGTTATAAATATAAACGGTTTATATATTGGATTACCCCTTAAACCAATTCAGTGTCTACAAAGACACTCTAAAAGTGAAGAGCAATATTGGGAAAGAAAACCTTTACCTAAGTCTTTACAAAAAATTCAATCTATATTTCAATGGAATAACATGCCTAGTGAATTTAAAGATAGGTGGGTAGATTATATAGAATCCGAGTTTGATAAAAGAGAGGAAGGCTTATGGTTCATGAATAATGGAAAGCCTACATATATTACCGGTTCTCATTATACATATTTACAATGGACAAGTATAGACGTGGGATATCCTGACTACAGAGAAGCTAATAGAATATTTTTTATTTTTTGGGAAGCATGTAAAGCGGACAATAGAAGTTTTGGAATGACTTATTTAAAAATAAGACGTTCAGGTTTTTCTTACATGGGTTCTTCGGAGTGTATAAATATTGGAACTTTAGCTAAAGATTCTAGAGTAGGTATATTATCTAAAACAGGTTCAGATGCAAAAAAAATGTTTACTGATAAAGTAGTTCCTATATCTTCTAGATTACCTTTCTTTTTTAAACCTATACAAGACGGTATGGATAAACCTAAAACTGAATTAGCTTTTAGAATACCTGCTTCTAAGATTACTAAAAAAAATATGTATAATCTTAACGACGAAGAGTTATACGGACTTGATACTACTATAGATTGGAAAAATACTGATGACAATTCTTATGATGGAGAAAAATTATTATTATTAGTGCATGATGAAAGTGGTAAATGGATAAAGCCTAACAATATATTAAATAATTGGAATGTTACTAAAACATGTTTAAGGTTAGGTAGTAAGATAATTGGTAAGTGTATGATGGGGTCAACATCTAATGCTTTAAATAAAGGGGGTGAAAACTTTAAAACTTTGTATGAGAACTCAGACATTAGTAAAAGAAATGCAAACGGTCAAACAAAAAGTGGATTGTATTCTTTGTTTATTCCTATGGAATGGAATATGGAAGGTTTTATAGATAGATATGGTATGCCTGTTTTTGAAAAACCATCTAAACCTGTAGTAGGGGTTGATAGAGAAATGATAAGTAATGGAGCGGTAGATTATTGGGAGGCAGAAGTAGAGTCTTTAAAAAATGACGCAAGTGTATTAAATGAATTTTATAGACAGTTTCCAAGAACTGAAGCTCACGCTTTTAGAGATGAAAGCAAATCTTCTTTATTTAATTTAACTAAAATATATCAACAAATAGATTATAACGATAGTTTAATAAAAGAACATTTTTTAACAAGAGGTGGGTTTCATTGGTTAGATGGAGTAAAAGACTCAAAAGTAATATGGTCTCCAAACCCTAGAGGTAGGTTTGTTGTAAGTTGGGTTCCTAATAAATCTTTACAAAATAGAGTAGAAGAAAGATTAGGGAGAAGGTTTCCGGGTAATGAACATTTAGGAGCGTTTGGTTGCGACTCTTACGATATTTCAGGAACTGTAGGTGGGGGTGGCTCTAATGGAGCTTTACATGGATTGACTAAATTTAGTATGGATGATGCGCCAAGTAATGAGTTTTTTTTAGAATATGTGGCTAGACCACAAACAGCAGAAATATTTTTTGAAGAAGTTTTAATGGCGTGTGTTTTTTATGGCATGCCTATTTTAATAGAGAATAATAAACCTAGATTATTATATCATTTTAAAAATAGAGGATACAGAGGTTTTTGTATGAATAGACCCGATAAACATTTTAATAAATTATCTCGTGCAGAAAAAGAATTAGGCGGAATACCAAATACATCAGAAGATGTAAAACAAGCTCATGCCGCAGCAATAGAATCTTATATAGAAAAACATGTAGGATTAGATTTAGAAGGAACATACAGAGAAAGTGATTTAATGGGAACTATGAATTTTAACAGAACGTTAGAAGATTGGGCTCGCTTTGATATTAGCAATAGAACTAAATTTGATGCTACCATTAGCTCAGGGTTAGCCATAATGGCAACACAAAAGCATTTATACCTTCCTCAAAAAAAACAGTCAAAAATAAGTATTAACTTTGCAAGATACAGCAACAAAGGCTCTTTAAGTGAATTATTGAATAAATGAAAGAAATAAAAATAAACATCAACCCTCAAGGGTTTCCAAGTCAATTTGTTTCAGATGCAGAAAAAGCAACAGATGAGTTTGGTTTACAGATTGGTCAAGCTATACAATACGAGTGGTTTAGAAAAGATGGGACAAGTTGTAGGTATTATAGTCAGTGGAGAGATTTTCAAAAATTAAGATTATATGCAAGAGGAGAACAACCAATAGGTAAATATAAAAACGAGTTAGCTGTAGATGGAGATTTGTCTTATCTTAATTTAGATTGGACACCCGTTCCTATACTTCCCAAGTTTATAGATATTGTAGTTAACGGTATGGCTGATAGACTTTTTAAAGTAAATGCTTATGCTCAAGACGCAATGTCTCAATCTAAAAGAACAAACTTTCAAGACATGGTTCATGGACAAATGGTTGCAAAACCTTTTCTAGAATTAATTCAACAAGAAAGTGGGGTTGACCCTTTTACTATGGACCCCGAATCTTTACCCGAAACAGATGAAGAACTTTCATTATATATGCAATTAAAGTTTAAACCTTCTATAGAAATCGCACAAGAAGAAGCTATTAATACTTTATTTGATGAAAATAAATATCATGATTTAAGAAAACGATTTGATTATGATTTAGCTGTATTAGGATTATCTGTTGCTAAACATGAGTTTTTACCGGGAGCGGGTGTTAAGATAAGTTATGTTGACCCGGCTAATGTAGTTTATAGTTATACTGAAGACCCTCATTTTAAAGATTGTTTTTATTGGGGTGAAATAAAAACAGTTGCTATGACAGAATTGTTAAAGATAGACCAATCTTTAACTAATGAAGATTTAGAAAAAATATCTAAATACAATCAAAGTTGGTATGATTATTTTCAACCCGCACAGTATTATCAAAATAGTTTATTTTATAGAGATACTTGTACTCTTTTATATTTTAATTATAAGACTACAAAAAAAATAGTTTATAAAAAGAAGGTGTATGAAAATGGAAATACAAGAATGATTGAAAAAAATGACCAATTTAATCCACCAAAAGAAATGATGGAAGAGGGAAAGTTTGAAAAAATAGAAAAAACAATAGATGTTTGGTATGACGGAGTAATGGTAATGGGTACAAACATTATGTTAAAATGGGAATTATCTGAGAATATGGTTAGACCTAAGTCTGCAAGTCAGTATGCTATTCCTAATTATGTAGCGGTAGCCCCAAGAATGTATAAAGGCGTTATAGAATCTTTAACTAGAAGAATGATTCCTTTTGCTGACTTGATTCAGATTACACATTTAAAATTACAACAAGTAGTTTCTAGAGTAGTTCCCGATGGAGTATTTATAGATGCAGATGGATTAAATGAAGTAGATTTAGGTACAGGTAATGCTTACAATCCTGAAGACGCTTTACGTTTATATTTTCAAACAGGTAGTGTAATTGGTAGAAGTTATACTCAAGATGGAGATTATAATCAAGCTAAAGTTCCTATCACTCAATTAACAGCAAGCTCAGGTAGTAGTAAAATGCAAATGTTAATAGCTAATTATAATCATTATTTAAATATGATTAGAAGTGTAACGGGTTTAAATGAAGCTAGAGATGGCTCAACCCCTGACCCGAACTCTTTAGTAGGTGTTCAAAAGTTGGCTGCTTTAAATTCTAATACCGCAACTAGGCATATTTTAGATGCAAGTTTATTTATTTATAGAAGTTTAGCAGAAGCCTTATCTTATAGAGTTTCTGATATATTAGAGTTTTCTGATTTTAAGGAAGAGTTTGTAAATCAAATTGGAAAATATAATGTAAGTATTTTAGGAGAAACAAAAGATTTATATTTATATGACTTTGGTATATTTATTGAGGTAACACCGGATGAAGAACAAAAAGCTCAGTTAGAAGCTAATATACAAATGGCTTTATCTAAACAAGATATTAATTTAGAAGATGCTATTGATATAAGAGAAATAAGAAACTTAAAACTTGCTAATCAATTATTAAAAGTTAAAAGAAAACAAAAACAAGATTCTGATAGAGCTTTTGAAACTCAGAAACAAATGCAACAACAACAAGCTCAACAACAATCTCAACAAATAGCAGCTCAAGCTTCTATGCAAAAACAACAAGTTGAAATGCAGTCTAAAATGAAATTAAAAGAAATGGAGATACAGCTTGAAATGACTAAGATGAATAACGAGGCTAAATTAAAAAGTCAATTAATGGCTGAAGAGTTTAATTACAACATGAAGTTACGCGGAATATCAGAGGATGCTTTAAAATCTAGAGAAACTCAAAGAGAAAAAGCTAAGAGTGATAGAATAAGTCAACAAAATACAGAGCAAAGTAAATTAATTAATCAAAGAAAAAATAACTTACCCCCTCAGGTTTTTGAATCTAATGAGGATAGTTTAGATGGATTTGATTTAGCAGAATTTTCACCAAGATAATATGGCAAAAAAAAGAACTAAAAGAAAAGGAAATAAAATTTGCCCGGCAGGTAAAGCATGGGCTATGAGAACTTATGGAAAATGGTCAGCTTATGCGGCTATGGGAGCAAGTAAATATTGTAAAGACCCTAGTTATGCTAGAGGTTCAAAAAAATAAAGTATTATGGACAAAAAAAAATTACAACAAATATCAAGAGAGTTAAAAAAAGCTTCAGCTATGCACAAAGGTCAGGCTGCTAAAATTGACAAAATGTTAAAGTCACTTAATGGCAAAAAAAAATAAAGACCCTAAAGTAGGGACAGGTAAAAAACCTAAAGGCTCGGGTAGAAGATTGTATACCGATGAAAACCCTAAGGACACTGTAAGTATTAAATTTGCTACGGTAAGTGATGCGCACAAGACTGTAAGAAAAGTTAAAAATATTAGCAAGCCTTTTGCGCGTAAAATTCAAATACTAACAGTAGGAGAGCAAAGAGCAAAAGTAATGGGCAAAATTAAGATAGCTAATATATTTAAGAAAGGAAAAGAAGCAATAAGAAAACTACATAAAAAAAAATAAATGGGAGAGTTAAAAAAATGGAGAGAAGAAAAGTGGGTTAGAATTGGTCTTGATGGTTCTATTAAGGGGGCCTGTGGTACAAGTAAAAACAAAAAGAATCCTGACAGATGTTTGCCCTATAAAAAAGCAATGTCTATGACAAAGGCTGAAAGAGCTAAAACTGCGCTTAAAAAGAAAAAAGGGGGTAGTAAAGGAAAACAGTTTGTGGCTAATACTAAAAAAGCAAGAGTGACTAAACCATACGTCTAAAAATGTATTATAAAATTGTTTAACTTTGTATAAAAATTTAATTAAATGGAAATAAAAGTAAAAGCTGTAGGTGACTCAGCAGAAAAGTCAACACAACAAAAAGAGCAAGAGTTGCTTGATAAGCACGAACAATCTCTTGAGCAAAAAGAAACAACTTCTGAAACACCGGTGGTTACAGAAGTAAAAGAAGAAACTCCTGTTGAATCAAAAGTTCAGGAGGAAAAAGTAGAAGAAGAAAAACCTGTTGTTGAAAAAACAGGTTTAAGTGAAGAAGAAGTTCTTTCACATATTAATGAGCGCTACAATAAGAATATAAATTCTGTAGATGATTTGTTTGCTGAAAAAGAACAGCAAGTAGATTTACCTAAAGATGTAGCCTCATATTTAGAATATAAAAAAGAAACAGGGAGAGGTATTGAAGACTTTGTTAAATTAAACCAAGACTTTAGTTCCATGCACCCTGATGATTTGCTACGTGAGTACTTAAAAGAAACAGAAGAAGGTTTAGATGACGAGGATATAGATTTTAAAATGGAAGAATTTATTCCTGATGAAGAGTTAGATGAACCTATTGTTGCTAAAAGAAAAACGATAGCAAAGAAAAAATTTATTGCTAAAGCTAAAAAATACTTTAACGAACAGAAAGATAAATATAAAATTCCTGTCGAGTCGAGTGGAAACACAATGTCTGAAAGTGAAGCTAAAGATTATCAAGAGTATAAGCAATATTTAAATGATGCTAAAACTTACGAAGAAAATGCGGCTAAACAAGGTCAATGGTTTACTAAAAAAACCAACGAAGTTTTTAACAATGAGTTCAAAGGTTTTGAATTTAAAATAAATGATAAAAGCTTAGTTTTTTCTCCGGGTTCTACTAGCGACTTGAAACAAGCTCAATCATCTTTGATGAACTTTACTAATAAGTTTGTAGATGATAGTGGTTTGTTAAAAGACGCTCAAGGATACCATAGAGCTTTAGCTATCGCCATGAATCCTGATAGATTTGCTGAGTTCTTTTATGAACAAGGTAGGTCTAATGCAACTGAAGACGTTTTACGTAAGACTAAAAATATAAACATGTCTGAACGTAGAGTGCCTGAAAGCACGCAAAAGGGAGGAATGCAGTTTAAATCTTTATCACAAGCAAGTAATAGAGGTTTAAAGATTAAAAGTATTAAAAAGAAGTAAAACATTTAAAAAGAAAAAATTATGGCAGGTTCAGT